ATAGAAGAATATCTTAAACAACTACCAGACCCAGTTGGATACAGAATGTTGGTACGTCCTTATTCTGGAGAAAAGAAAACTGAGGGAGGTTTAATTTTAACAGACGAGACGAGTGAAAAAATTCAAATGACAACTGTTTGTGCACTTGTAGTTAAAATGGGAGATCTTTGTTACAAAGATAAAGAAAAATTTCCCAACGGTCCTTGGTGTAAAGAAGGACAGTTTATTATGTATGGTAGATATGTTGGTAACCGGTTTCAAACAAAATACGGCGAACATAGAATTCTTAATGACGATGAGATAATAGGTACAATTAAAGATCCAAAAGATATCCTCCACTTGTTTTAAAAGGAGGATAAAATGGTCGAAGTAACCGCAGAGGAGAAAAAACCTCAAGAAGTAGAACTCGATACTGATGACGTCAAAGAAGAAAACGTTGAAGTCAAGCAGGAAGAGAAAAAAGAAGAAACCCCTAAATTAAACTTAGGAGAAGTTGATTTAGGATATACAAGTCACGATAAGTCAGAGAAAAAAGAAAAGCTTCCAGAAGGTGTAGAAATTCAAGAAGAAAAAGTTGAAACTAAACCTGAAGAAAAAAAGGAAGTTAAACAAGAAAAACCTGTAGATAATCTTAAGGAACAATCAACTAATTATCAAAAAAGAATTGATAAATTAGTTTATCAAGTAAATGAAGCTAAGCGTAGAGAAAGAGCAGCTACAGATTATGCGAAAGGTTTACAAAAAAAGTATGACACTACTATTAAAAAGTATGATGCTTTAGATCAAAAAAATTTAAAAGAGTTTGATGCTAGAGTTGATGCTCAAAGAGAACAGGTCAAAGTTTCCCTTAAACAAGCGATCGAAGCTAATGATCCGCAAAAAATAATGGAAGCAAACGATGCTCTAACTAAGTTAGCAGTTGAAAAAGAAAAAGCTAGATTAGAAATAGAAAATCGTGAACAACAACAAAAACAACAACAAAACGTAGAAGCAAAACCTAAAGAAACTCCTTCTGAGCCACCACAGATCACGCCTAAAGCAAAAGAATGGGCGGAGAAGAATAAATGGTTCGGAGAGGATAAAATCATGACTGATGCAGCGGTATCTATACATCAACAAGTTGTTCAAGAGGGTATTGAAGTAGATAGCGATGAGTATTATAATGAGGTTAATTCAAGGATTGGGAAGTATTTTCCTAGTGCCTTTGAAACTACGACTAAAGAAGAAGTTAAGGAGCAACCAAAACCCGTCCAAACAGTTGCTTCAGCAGGTCGTAAGCAACATGGACGCCGAACTGTGAAACTCACCAAATCACAGGTAGCAATAGCAAAAAGATTAGGGGTGCCTTTAGAGGAATACGCTAAATACGTGAAGGAGGAAAAATGAGCGAAAAGATAGATAGAACTTCACGCGAGTCTGAGTCTAGACAAAATCTAGAACAACCAAAAACTTGGACTCCACCATCCAGTTTGGATGCTCCGAAAGCACCAGCAGGATATGCACATAGGTGGATAAGAACCGAAGTGCAGGGTTTTGACGATACAGCTAATGTATCTAAAAAACTCAGAGAGGGTTGGGAATTTGTTAAGTCGTCTACGATAGACAGTGAACTTGGCAAAGGACATAACTATCCTTTCTATACTGATGGAAAGTATAAGGGGTTAATCGGGATTGGAGGCCTTGTGTTGGGAAGGATACCTTTGGATATTCTACAACAACGTGCTGAGTATTTTAAAAGAATAACTCAAGATAGAATGAATGCCGTTGATAGAGATCTTATGAAGGAACAACATCCGGATATGCCAATCAATATTGAGAGGCAGTCCAACGTAACCTTTGGAGGTGGTCGTAAAAAATAATATTTTTACTATTACTATCTAAGGACGGTAAATAAAAATAATAGGAGAAAAAAAACAAATGGCAAACGTAGCAGAAAAGTTCGGTCTAAGACCTTACAGAAAACTAGACGGTACACCATTAGTTGGAGCTCAGAACAGATATAGTATTGCTAGCAACCATACGACTGCAATATTCCAAGGTGATTTGGTAATCCCATTAACTGCAGGAACAATTGACAGACACACTGCTAACAACTCAACTGCTGTTCTAGGCGTATTCAATGGATGTTTTTATACAGATCCTACTACGCAAAAACCGACCTTTAGAAATAGTTATCCAGGATCTATCGTGGCGAGTGACATTACTGCATTCGTTGTCGATGACCCAGATGCTGTTTTCTTAATGGATGCGGATGCAACATTTGCGCAAGCAGATCTGTTCCGAAACTATTCAGTATCAACTGGTGGCGGTAACACAACAACAGGCATTTCAGAAGTACAGCTTGACGTCTCGGTATCAGGAACAAATGCGTCGTTTATAATTCAAGCGATCGACATTTCTCAAGATCCAGATAATAGCGATACTGGTTCAGCAAATGCCAACATTCTTGTAAGAATCAATAAGCATTTTTACAGAAGTGGAACAGGAATATAAGGAGAATAGATTATGGCAATAACACGTTCACAACTAGTCAAAGAGCTAGAGCCAGGTTTAAATGCCTTATTTGGCCTGGAATACAACAGATACGAAAATCAGCATGCTGAAATTTACGTATCAGAAACATCTGACAGAGCTTTTGAAGAAGAAGTAATGTTAAGTGGTTTCGCTTCTGCACCAACTAAACAAGAAGGTGCTGGAGTAGTGTTTGATCAAGCGAATGAAACTTTCACAGCAAGATACACACACGAAACAATCGCTTTAGCATTTGCTATCACAGAAGAAGCAATCGAAGATAACCTATACGACAGACTTGCAGCGAGATATACAAGAGCTCTTGCAAGATCAATGTCTAACACGAAGCAAGTAAAAGCAGCTAACGTTCTAAACCAAGCTCAATTTACTGCAGTAACTGGTGGAGATGGTAAACCGTTAATCGCGAATAACCACCCATTAGCAACTGGCGGTACTTTCAGTAACGTATTAGCAACAGCAGCTGATCTAAACGAAACTTCATTAGAACAGTCGTTAATTGATATCTCTGGATTCGTCGATGAAAGAGGCTTGAAAATCGCTGCACAAGGCGTAAAAATGATAATTCCAAAAGAATTACAATTTACAGCAGAAAGATTAATGAAGTCTCCTCAAAGAACGGCGACAGCGGACAATGACATCAATGCATTAGTTTCAATGGGTATGATTCCTCAAGGTTATAGAGTTAATAACTTTTTAACTGACACAGACTCATATTTCATTTTGACTGATATCCCTAATGGATTTAAGCAATTTGTCAGAGCTCCAATCAAAACTGCGATTGAAGGTGACTTCGATACTGGTAACGTTAGATTTAAAGCTAGAGAAAGATACTCATTCGGATTCTCAGATCCAAGATGTGTATTTGGTAACGGAAACTTACCAACTAGCTAATACTAATTAACAGTATTAAGAATTTAGGGGCGGTGTTCACATCGCCCCTTTTTTTATGTATAATGAAAACAACCTAGATTAAATAATCTGCAGACTGGCTAGGCAGACGCTATAGAGACTGCAGGTGCAAAACTATAGGAGAAAATATTATGGCGAATACAACATTTGACGGACCAGTCCGATCAAAAAATGGTTTTATTAACTTAGGACCAAGTGCAGTCAAGGCTGAACTTTTAGCTACAGATTTAACTGTTGCTGATCATGCAGGCAGACTAGTAACGATGGACCCAACGGGGACACCGACTGCAATAACATTACCTGCAATTAATGCGAACGCAGATGGTGCATCTGCAGGTCCGGGAAGTGATCCAAATAACGCGAATACAATTGGTACAACTTTTGAAATTCTTTTCATTGATAATTTCACAGGAACTATCAAGACTGCTAACACAGCTGACAAATTTGTTGGTGCTGCTACAGTCGGTATTGATGCGTCAGTAGCTGGTAAACAATTTGTTGCAGCAACTGGTGATAATGAAGTTAATCTTAATGGTGAAGCTGGAGCATCTAACGCTACAACAGGTGGTCTAAAAGGTTCAAGAATCAAATTTACTGCAATCGCAGCTAACTTATATGCTGTAG